TTACGGCTTTCAATGACTAACGTCTTTTGCTCTTCGGTTATATTTTCTTCCCAGCCTACCTAGCCGTCTATCAGCATTACCAGCGTTTTTTCTTTTTCTTCAATCTCGTAATATTCAGCTCTGCGCTTGGTGTTTTTTGTTGTGTCGTACCAACTATCTCCGACGCCCGATTCCTGCCAGTCCGCCTTCTTGCGACTGGCCTCTGATTCCGGGACGGCTTCTTCTTCGACAATAAAACGCCATTTCGCATCGGAGCCGGTCGGGTCTGTGCTTTCGGGGTCATCGTAAACTTTGAAGGGGTCTGGTACTCGCTCAATAAATATCTCTTGCTCAAATGTATCACCATCAACGTAGTCATTATTAATGCGAAACCAGCCTAACCCGCTATCTACCTGCCATTCGCAAGCGGTATCATAAGCAATGTCGGCTCTGGAGATGTCTTGTATGTGGCGCAAAATGCCGTCGAAGATTTCTGCCGTGTCTTTATCCGCGGCATCATCAACAGGGCGAACATGGATCATCGTCCGATTCTGCCGCATGTCATTGATGATTTGATTTCGGAATGATATGAGGCGATTGATGGTCAGCATGGGGCGATTTGCGCCCCGTTTTGTGCGCTCGTTGACAATCTCGTCCGGCCATTGCTCGCCTTTGCGAACAAAACAAACGTCATCCAGTCGCTCTATGCGCCCTGGATTTTCATATTCGACGGCTTGAGCAAACCGTTTTTTGGCGCGCTCTAATACTTCTTTGGACATATCCGGCCCTGGGAATATAACGTCATCACGACGATAATGTAATGTTATAACACAATTATATATATTTCAATGCTAAACGCCCATCCAATTTGTAGGCATGTGTTGGGGCATTTGTTTTTTGGGCTTGTCTTTTTTCTCAGCCACAATACCACTAAACAGCTCAGCTAGAACCCATATCCAGGCATCAGCCCGGTTAGGCGATCCATCCCCGACATAACCCGACGTATTAAAGCTGCATAGTTCGTCTTCAAGCTCGCGAAATTCGCCCACATGGACGACTCGCCCCTGCTCGTATAGTGCGCTGAATGGTTCGGCTCTGATGTGCTTGCCTCGGGTTGCTGTCACGTCCTTGTAAGGCGTTCGCGGCCTGGCGGTCTGTATTGTGTGCTGAACCATTGCGCCGCCGTAGTTTTTCTCGCCTACGATCATGTTGGCTAAATGCCGGTCATATGCTGTTGTAGCAATTCTGCCCCAGGTTGCTGGCCCAGCGGTTACAGTGCAATCCTCTAGCAGATAAGCTTTTCCGTCCGTTCCAAGCGCGCCAACCACGATGCCAATTGCATCATTGTCGGTATTGTCTGTTTCGCCAGCTCCGGACGGGTCCACCCCCACAATAACCCGCACAAACTCAGGTAGTGGGAAAGTACCGATATGCCGCCATGTTTCGATAGTCTCGTAGCTAAATAAGGCGTTTGGCGTAGCGTCTGCCCATTCGCCGGACTTGAATCTTAGCCGCAGCCGTGCTGGTAATGCGTCCAGAGTATCAAGATACTCGCTCGACAAGTTGATAGTGTTATCTTCGGGGTTGATGCGGAAAATAGCATAGTCGTTAATGTTTTTGAGCTGTTGCCGGGTATCTGGATCGAGCTTGAGCACAAATTTTTTGTACGCCCAGTGCGCTTTAGACGGTGGATTTAAATCGTAATAACAGCGCGGCTTTAGGTCTGTGTCTGGCCTGCCATCGATGTGTTGCGTTGCTTTTTGCGCCAACCTAGTAATTGCTGTATCGACTGATGACCGCGGGATTTGTGAAGCTTCGTTAAAATAGATCGTGGCGAATTCCATCCCCAGAATTTTCTCAGTGCGCTCCTTGTCATCCAAGCCGCCGAACCAGATTTGAGAGCCGTTTGTAAACTCGACGAAAAAATCTGTTTTGTTGATGTTGTATTGGACCCCAGCGAATGCCAGCTTCATCGCTTTTGGAAAAGTGTCCAGCACGATTGATGCTTTGATTGCGTTGAATCGATACCGGAATATAGCATGCCGCGAATTTGCTGCTTTGAGCGCCCTAAAAACAACATTACGCACAAGCAAGAAAGTTTTGCCAGACCGACTGCCGCCAACCAAACAGATGTGCGTGGCATCGGACGCCAAAATGGCCTGTGCTTCTTCCTGCTTTTCTGTTAGCTGAAAAGTCATACTAGTAGTTCGTTCCGTCAATATATTTACTAATTATGCAAGCTCCAAGTCGAATTTTTTCCAGCGGAAAACGACCGGCGCGGCATTCATTTCAGCAACCCCCTTCAATATGCGCGCCTTGAGTTCAGCCACCGAGGAGACGCGGATATGACGAAGGAAGGTTCGGGCCATTTTCGAGAAGGCGCATTCGATCAGGTTGAGCCAGGAACCGTGTTTGGGGGTATGAACGTACTCAAACCGCCCCGGTCGCGTGGCTAAATAGGCCATGGTTTCCTTGGAGATGTGCGACGAATGGTTATCCAGAACAACGCGGATGACGGCCTCTGGCGGGTAGTAAGCGTCGATCGACTGGAGTAACGCAATGAATTCGCAGCTGCGGTGTCGGTCTTCCACTTGAGCAAACACATGGCCGGTATGCAGGTCGATACCCGCCAGAATCGAGACGGTGCCGTGGCGAACGTATTCGTAATCCCGGCTGACCGTCGGCGCCTTGCCAGGAACCGGCGGCAAATCGGGAGCCGTCAAGCCGATTGCTTGAACCCCAGGTTTCTCATCGACGCTGACCGTATAAACCGGCTTAGCCCCTTCATTCTGAAGGGTACCTTCGGTGCAGAGCGAAACGTCGCGATAGGCAATTAGCACCTCACGCATCTTCCGGTCGAAATCGGGGTCTCGCTTTTCCAAGTAGTAACGGATCTTGTGGGGCTTAAGTTCATTCTCGTCGAGAATCCGCCAAACCGTACTTTTGCCGGCCTTGGCAAGACGCGGAAACCCCGCCGACTCGGCGTGTTCGGACACATAGCTCGCCAATGCCGAGAGGCTCCATAATTCTGCATCCAGCCCCAGTTCCTTCGGCTGGATGCAAGCGATACTGATCACCCAGGCCTTAGCTTCCTCGGTGATCTCGGGCGGGCGAGGTCGATGATAGGTATCTTTCAGCCCTGCCTGGGCGCCGGCCGCCAGTGCCTTATCGATACATTTGTAAATCGTCGGCCGGCTCACGCTCAATTGCCGCTGAATCTCGCTGATCGACAGGCCTTGCGCGTACTTCAGCAGAACCCCGGCCCGCTCCACTTCCCGAACAGGCGCCGTACGCGAGGCTGCCAGTTCAGACAATTTGCACCTTTGCTCGTCAGTCAATACCAGAGCCGCTCGCTCACTTCTACGTGCCATGATAACCCTCAATTTGAATAAATATGAGGATCATGACAATTCAGGGCATATTTGTAAACTAATTATTGGGACGATCTACTAGCTTACGCTGTGCGCTGATACTGGTAAAAACACGGCTTTTTAGTCATTTTGAATGATGCTTGGCTCTAAATCCGCTCATCGTGTCGAGTAGCAATGATTTGGACATTGCCGGTGTGCTGGACCTTATCGACAAATATCCCCAGGTGTCGCCCTATATCGACCAATGCCGCGCGCTTGTCGTGCATCTTGAGCTTGACCCCCTGCGCAGTCTGGCTGATTTCAGCGATTGCTGCCGCTGTTGAGTCGTCGAGCTGATCGCTGTCTACTAACATCGCCCCGTTTGTCATAATCGTCTTGTCGCCCATCTCGACAAGACCCAAACTTGGCCCCCACTTAATCGCCATGCGGATGTCGGCGTAGCCAATTTTTGCCAATTCTCTAATGACCGATTCCGGGGTTATTTCGGTTGCCGCCGCTATTTCAGCGCGCCTGGCGGCCAAATGAGCGTGGATTGAAGTGTTTTGAAGTAATTTTGAAACGTTAGTGTTAGTAAATTTTTTAGAATATCCCGCGCGTATAGCTGCCTGGGTCGCATTTAAATCAACCAAGTATTCTTCAGCAAATTTTACTTGCTTATCTGTAAGCTTCATGCCTTCGATTATACCACAAATTATTTTTGCATCCACCTATTGACATTTACGCCCATTGGTCATATACTTTATTCCAACGATTCGGGATTGGCCCGAATCGAACCGACCTGGCGGCTTCTGGGGTTTTTTGGAGAAATATCATGAAAACTTTAAAAACAGACGTAGGCATCTACGACTCCGAATATCGATTGATTTGTCATCGAGACAAGTCAATATCAGTTAGGGAGCCATTTATTAAATGGACTTTTAACTGTGGTTCACTGTCCTTCAGGACAGTGAAAATAAAAAAAAGATTTCAGGCCGAAGTGTTGGCCTGTTTTGAGGGTAAAAAAGAGGGGATGTCCATTGAGGACATCATGTATGAACATGAGATTCTGAATCGTTGAAATG